TTGACCGCACCATGTCAGATGTCAACAGCGAGATCGAGGCTTTCCGCCTTGCATATATGGCGTTTATCGGCGGCCAGATCGACGAGGAGACGCTGAATGAAGCACGCAAGACTGGAGCGTTCAACATTCCGGAAGGCGGCGACGCCAAATTCATCACGAAAGAGCTGAAAGACGACGTTGTCGAGCACCATCTGGACCGGCTGCACGACAACATCTATCGCTTCAGCAAGACGCCTGACCTGTCCGACGAAGCGTTCGGCGGCGGCGCTCAGAGCGGGGAGGCTCGCAAATACAGACTTCTCGGGCTGGAGATGAAGACGGGGTTCTTCGAGAACAAGTTTCGGTCCGCCTCGAAGCGCATGTTCGAACTTCTCGCCGATCCGTGGCGGATGAAGAATCCGGGCCTGAAATTCGACCCGCTGAACGTGTGGTTCGAATTCAAGAGGAACTTCCCGCGAGATCTTCTGTACGAAGCGCAGGCGACGCAAATGCTTAAAGGTAATGTCAGCGAGCAGACGCGTCTCAGCCAGCTATCCTTTATCGACGACGCTCAATATGAAATGGAGCTCATGGAACAGGATAGGCAGGGGATTCCTGACCTGCGCCTGCCCGACGACGAGGACGATGAAGTATGAGCCTGGACAAATACGAGGACGAACTGCGCCAGTCGAACGATCAGCAAACGGCCGCTGTCGAAGCGCAGATCCGCAGGAACTTTGAGATCGCGCTGCATGGAATCATCGCTGAAATCGGCCTGTTGTTCGCAAAATTGGAGTCCGACGGGAAGCTGACCTACGCGGAAATGGCCAAATACAACCGCTTGCGCCGGCTGGAGCGCCGGATCATGGATCAGGTCGACCAGATGAGCGCGAAAAACCAGCGGGCGCTGCGGAAACTCTTGCGAACAGCGTACTCGCACTCATATGAGTGGATGGCGTGGGCGATCGAGAAGGAGAGCCACGCGCGGCTTGCCTATGCCGCGGTGCCGATGGGCCGCATCGACCGCATTATAGACGAACCGATCGGTGGCCGCCCGCTGAAAGGCAGGCTGTCCCGTCTTCGTCGGCAGACAATCGACGAGCTGTTCCGTCGTATCACGGCCGACCTCGTCGAGGGTAGCACAATGCGTAAGATGACCGAGGACGTCCGGGAAGTGCTGAATACCAGCCACTTCGACACGATTCGGATTGTCCGGACCGAGTCACACCGCATCCAGGAGGCCGCGACGCTAGCCAGCGCGCAGCACGCGACCGAACAGGGCGTCGTGATGCTGAAGAAGTGGAACTCGCTGCATGACGAGAAGGTGCGGCGCACGTCGCAGGCCAACCACCAACTCATGGACGGTCAGGAAGTCCGGGTGGACGAGGACTTCGAACTTCGCCCGGGCGGTGGTCGCGGGAAGGCGCCGGGCAATACCGGCGTCGCCGCGCACGACATCAACTGCCGCTGCTTCGCTTCGTACCGGATCGCGGAGGTCCAGCGGAAGACACATCAGGAGCTGGCCGACATGACATTTGAGGAATGGAAAAAGTCTCGTTTGAAACAGCCGTAACCCGGCTGTTTTTTATTTACACAAACCTGAGGGCGGGTGCCGGCGAACTCAGCGCAGGGCGCGGGCATGGCCGAACTCGAAATGGAGGACACGAAGATGCAAGAAAAACAACGAAGAAAGTTGTATTTGCTGCTTGATCTGCAACTGTTTGCAGACGGCGGCGGCCTAGATGGGGGAACTGGCGCCACAGGAGGCGCGCAGGGCCAACAAGGCGGCCAAGGGAATGGTAATGGTGCCGGCACCGGACAAAGCGGCTCAGGAGGCGAATCTGGCGGCCAGGGGGGCGAAGGATTCAAGCCGACGCCCGAAATGGAAGCCTGGCTGCAGAAGCAGATCCAGTCCGCGGAGGATCGCGTTCGCACGCAGTACGTCAAGCAGCTCAAACAGCTGGAGCAGGAGAAAGAAGCCCTGCTCAAAGAGAAAATGACCGAGGAAGAGCGAGCGAAGTATGAGCTGGAGAAGCAGCGCCGGGAACTTTTTGAGAAGGAAGCAGCACTCAAGCGGCAGACGGTTGAATTGGAGGCAACGAACCTTCTGGCGTCCGCACAACTGCCGATTCAATTCAAACCGTTCGTGCTCGGCGAAGACGTCGAGCAAACCAAGCAGCGCATCAATGACTTTAAGAAACTGTGGGACGCTGCGGTGTCTGAAGAAGTCACGAAGCGCATGGCCGCCGGCGGCCGCACGCCACCCAGCGACGGAGCCGGCGGGAAAGCCGGTCTTTCGATGAATGACCTGATCAGAGGCGCCCTGGGGCGCTAATTTCATTTATGGAGTGTGATTGAAGATGGCTGTGAATCTGATTCAGCGTACCGACGCGGAAGCTTTGATTCCCGTTGAAGTGGCAAACGAAATCATTCAGGGCGTACCGCAGATGTCGGCCGTCATGCAGTTGGGAACGCGCCTGCCGAACATGACGGCGAAGCAAAAGCGGTTGCCGGTGCTCAACAGCCTGCCCATGGCATACTTCGTGAACGGCGACACCGGCCGGAAGCAAACGACAAAGGTCGACTGGAAAAACAAATTCCTCGAAGCTGAGGAAATCGCGGTTATCGTGCCGATCCCGGAAGCTGTCCTGGACGACTCTGAATACGACATCTGGGGCCAAATCCGTCCGCGAATCGAAGCGGCGTTCGGCGAAGTGTTCGACGCCGCGGTGCTGTACGGCACGAACAAGCCGTCGACGTGGCCGGACGGTATTGTGACGCAGGCTACGGCCAAAGGCAAGGTCGTTGCACTCGGTACGGGAGCCGACCTGTACGACGACATCATGGCCGAGGGCGGCGTGATCGACCTGGTCGAGCAGTCCGGCTTCATGGTCAACGGTCATGTCGCGGCTATGAGCATGCGTGCCAAACTGCGCGGTCTGCGCGATGCTGACGGTCAGCCGATCTTCAAGGCGACGATGCAGGAAGGCACCCGGTACCAGTTGGACGGCGAGCCGATGATTTTCCCGCAGAACGGCTCGATCGACGCGTCGAAATCGCTGCTGATTGCAGGCGACTGGCGGCAACTGGTGTATGCGATCCGGCAGGACATCACGTACAAGATCCTGACCGAGGCCGTGATTCAGGATCCGACCACGGGCGAGATCGTGTACAACCTCGCCCAGCAGGACATGGTGGCGCTGCGCTGCGTCATGCGACTGGCATGGCAGATCCCGAACCCGATCAACCAGCTGGATCGGGACGAAGAAACGCGCTTCATGTTCTCGGTCCTGACGCCGCCGGCATCGCCGTAATTCGGCACACCGTAATGATTCAACCCCTGCGGGAGCGTGACTTCCGCAGGGTATTTTTCGATGAAAGGGTGATCGAAGTGGCACAAGTAGAAATGCTGGTGTACACGTATTACAAGCGGCCGCTGAAGAAGGGTGATCTCGTCGACGTCGACGACGCCGTCGCCGAGCGCTGGGCTCAGCACGGGATAGCCCGCCTGATCCAGGGAGCTGCACCGGAACCGACACCCCCGCCGAAAAAGCCGAAGGGCGGAAAGAAAGATGACGCTGGCTGAACTGAAAATTCTGCTCGGAATTCCGGAAAGTGATACGTCGAAGGACGCACTGCTCGAAATTCTTCTGCCGGCCGCCATTGATTTCGTCATCGAGTGGACGCAGAATCCATTCGAGCATGACGAGAAGGGCGACATCGTCCTACCGGCCGGTGCAAAGCTAGCGATCAGCATGATGATTCAGGCGGTGCTGACCGCGGGCGTCGGCTCGGAAGGCGGCACATATGCCGGCATGGTCGAATCCGAGCGCGTCGGGCAGCTGCAGCAGACATTCCGCAATCCGGCAGAACTTTGGACGACGGGGGGCGGAATCAACGGTGCGTCCGGCGGAAGTACGGCGCCGTGGTTCGCGCTGCTCAAACCGTATAGGCGGATCCGGTTCGTTCCGTCCGGCGGGGCATGCAAGCGAGATGATCTGCCATGCCCGTAAGGGTGCACGACCAAAACCGTATCCCCCGGCTCATGAAGGAACTGGATAACCTGGGGAAGCGAAAAATCCGCGTCGGCATTATGGGCGGCGATATGGCCATGATCGGCCGGGTGCATGAATTCGGCGCCCGCATCCCGGTGACCGACAAAATGCGGAAGTGGTTCGCTGCGCAGGGGTATCCGCTCAAGGCGACGACTACGCACATCACCATCCCGGAGCGTTCGTTCATTCGCGCCGGCTTCGACGAGAGTGAGAAGGAATTCCTTGACGAAGCCAGGAAATGGCTCATCGAGGCATTCCGGAAGGGTACGCCTTCGGAAACCGTGCTCAATGCGCTCGGCTTGCAACTGCAGGGCATGATGCAGACCTATCTCCGGAACGTAAGCGAACCGCCGTTGTCCGACATGACGATCGAAATGACCGGCCGGAGCAATCCGCTGGTGCATACCGGGCATTTGCTTCAGGCGATCGTCTATGAGGTGGTGTGAAGTGAGACTGTACAATTTCGCGCGTCTCGTGGGGAAGTATAGCGTTCCGTGCCGGCATATCACCCGCCAGTCCGGGCAGTACGACGAAGACGGAATCTGGCGAGAGCCGCAGGACGTCGCCCGGGACACCAAGGCGGCGATCCTTCCGGTTCCGGAGCGCACGCTGTATGAGTCCGGCGGCCGGTACACGACGGCGGACCGGCTGATCATTTCGCTGGAGCAGTACCCGATGCAATCGCACATCGTGTACAAGGGGCAAAAGTACCGGATCGAAGAAACGGCGGACTACACCGAATATGCGGACTTTTATCAATATCTCGCAAAGT